GTCAATGTCTGACGCAATTTGCGTATATTCATCTCCTATCTCTTTTACTATTTCTTTTAAAAAGTCCATACTATTCTTTGATGTCGTATTCAATGGTTATTGTTTTAGATGTCTTACCCATACTATTACCATATGTGCTGTAAGTAATCTTTGCTTTTAATTGTTTTGCAATATCATCAAGTTCTTGCAAAAGTTCTTTTTCTTCTTTCATTATATCACCATATTGTGTTGTTCACGAAGAATCCTCTTGTATGGCCCTCCGGGATTTGCATCCATAACTTCTTGAACCAATTTCATCTTCTCATATAAATCTCCACATTTATCTTCACTCTTTCGACATTTCCATAGTGCAGTGACTATGTAGTCAAACTCTTGCTTGTCAATAGGTAAATCCATTATGTAAAGAATAGTTCAAGGTTAACAGTTTTTTCGACATTCCACCCAATCGCATCAAGTATTGC